CAACAGAAGGCTGATTTGATGGGTTACCAAGTGACAACTACTGCTGAGGAGCTTGCTCCAGCGGTACACCTTGAGCCATTCACTTCAGTACCTTTCGACAATTTCGCAGGTATTACTGTAAGCCCTGCTTACTAAGAAGGTTTCCGTTGTGTTCTTGTTGTATAGAGAAGGGGCAGGTTTTTGACTTGCCCCTTTTTAAATAAAGTAGCATGATATATTTACAGACTGACACACCAACACAGCAAGTGTTTCTATCACTTGACGAGGCACGCCAATACTTTGCCACACCATACACGGATTATTTGATTGTGCTAACGCATGAAGAGAATAGCACCACAGGCAACGACCTTGCACAGGTTGCAACTATCCTTAACGAGAATACACGAATCACACAACTTGAAATTACAACGGTTGGCCTTACCTTAGCAGGCAGATACAGGTATGAAGTGTACGGCCAAAACTCTAATAGTAATACTAACCCGGCAAGTGGTGTTGTTATTGGTTTGGTGGAGCGTGGTTACGCTGTGCTAAATCAGAACACGACTTGGTTTGATGTGCCTGTTGTAACAATACCAAATGACATTATCTATGAACCCTAACGAATCGAATATAGTATCATTGAAACTTAGCGAATACGTAGCTAAGTCAGATGCGGAGAAGGTAGACCGCAAAGGATGGGTGAACTATGGTGACCAAAACGACTTTCCGCAATACTTGCGTGATCTATCCCACGAATCACCAGTCCATGGTAGTTTGGTTGTTGCCATTGGTGACATGATAGCCGGGAAGGGAATTAAGTCGGAGCAATACCAAGCAGAACTGGATGCACTAGACATTAACCGCCTAACGTATGCAGCATCGCATGACTTGAAGTTGTTTGGTGGTTTTTATGTTGAAGTGATTTGGAGCAACGACCGCACGATGATATCAAAACTAAATCCGATTCCGTTTGAAGAGTGCCGCATTGCGGTGAATCAGGATGACGATAGTGAGATAGGCATCTTCCATAGCTACGATTGGAGCAACACACGCAAGAAGCGCAACACGCCTGAATTCATTCCCAAGTATAACTACCTCACACGCGAGGCAGAACCTCGCCAAATCTATTGGTGCTTTACTTACACAGGTAGTGACACATACCCACGCCCCGACTATTGGTCTGCTATCAACTACATTGAGTTAGATAAGCAGATTTCCATCTTCCATATCAACCAAATTAGCAACGGACTTTTCCCTTCAACCATTATCAACTTCTACAACGGGCAAGCAACGCCTGAGCAGAAGCAACAGATGATGATGGATTGGGAGAATAAGATGAGTGGCGCACGTAACGCAGGTAAGGTGGTTATGTTCTTCAACGAACGTGACCAACCAAAGACTGAGATAACGCCATTCCCTGTAAACGATGCGGACAAGCAGTACCAATTGATGGATACTACCGCAACGCAGAAGATAATCACTGCGCATCGTGTTACTACGCCACTTCTTTTCGGTATTCGCGAGACATCAGGCTTCGGTAGTAATAAGGATGAAATGACTACAGGTCTTGAGATATTCAACAAGCAGGTCATTGAGCCATATCAGGAGAAAATCAACTATAGCATTGAGGAACTACTAGGCAATCAAATGCCAGGTATCACATTTGAAATTGTACCTAACACACCACTTGCGGTTGAACAGGCAGAGGCAGTTGTAGATGCCACAGGTGGTACTACCGATGTGGCGGCTACGGCTTTGAATGGTGCGCAGATTAGTTCACTCATTGACATCGTTATGCAAAGTGCGGCAGGTGCAGTGCCTGTGACGAGTGCAAAGGCTATCGTAGGTGCTGCCTTCCCAACGCTGCCAGCTGCGACTATCGATGCAATCTTTGCCGATGTAATTGCAGGCTCATTGCAACCTACCGAAGTCATCATGAATGACGAAAAAAAAAAAGATGATAGCACAGCAGGTGATGCACTTATAGCATTAGGCGAAGACTGGAAGGAGGAGTGGATATTGATAGATAGCTACAATGCAGATGAGGAAATAGAACACGAATTTGCGGTACGCACAGGTGCAGCACGCCCTGCTGCCAAGAGTGAGCAAGATGCGGTGATTGATGGCAAATACTTTATTACACGCTACGTGTATGCAGGCAGTTTTACGCACGATAACATGCGCCCATTCTGCAAGAAGATGATTGAAGCAGGCAAGCTATACCGCAAAGAAGACATCGTGTCAATGGAGAATGTAGCCGTTAACCCGGGATGGGGACCAGAAGGTGCGAACACATACGACATTTGGTTTTACAAGGGCGGTGGCAACTGCCGCCACTTTTGGGAGAAGCGTGTGTTCGTAGATGCTAAGGGCGCAAAGATTAATCCGAATGACCCCGATGCAAAGCGCATTGCCGTATCACTTGCAGAGCGCATGGGATATAAAGTGCGCAACAATGCATTAGTGGCAAAGCTACCTGAAGACATGCCCTACAACGGCTTTCTTCCAACTAACCCTATTTACGGCAATCAATAATTACAACTATGGCAGAGGTACTTTTAATATCAGAAAACTACATCAAGAAATACACAACCGTAAATGGTAGTGTTGACCCTAACTTGTTATATCCATCCATCTACCTTGCACAGGACAAATGGCTGCTTCCATTTTTGGGAACTAATCTGCTGAACAAGATTAAGGATGATGTAGCCAACAACACGATAGCGGGCAACTACCAAATACTTCTTGAAGATTATATTCAAAAGTGTTTGCTTTGGTGGGTGATGGTAGATGTTACGCCTAACCTTTGCTATCGCATGGACAACGGCACGTTAGTTCAACGCCAATCGGAAGACACCGTACCTGTTTCGGATGTGGTCATGAAAGACATGATTGATCGCGCAAGGCAGAACGCGGAACATTACACGACATTGCTTGTCGATTACCTATGTGCTAACTCAAGTTTGTTTCCTGAATACTCAACTAGCACATGGCCTGAGCGTTCACCACGAACTGATGTGACCAACACGCTGAACTACCAATTCAGCACCGGCAACACATCGACTTCATTTCGCCCTACCTATTCACGTAACATCATTAATCGAATACCATGAGTGATAAGAAGACATTGAAGCAAGACTACACTGAACGCCTACGCAAGTATGAGCGTGAACTACAACTTAAACTTCGCAAGAATGAAAAAGCAGGAGACAAATCAGCAACCAAATAAGGTTGACTTTAAAGGACTGCGATACAAGCTTGAACTGCTAGATGGTTTGTGGTCTATACCACTTGCCTTCTTAGTGTTTGCTCTATCGGGTACGGTATCCGTTGCCTACTTTGGTGATGCACTCATAAGCACCGAATACATTCAGTATATCGTTCTGGCTGCAATGGTCATGGTCTTTGCCAACTTCGTGGTATTCTTGGGCATCAGATTCAATTTTCGGGCATTACAACGGGAGATATACAACAAGGAAGTTAAGTATGAAATAAACACCTATCTAACGACATGGCAAAAGGTTGTCTTGTACCTGCTCTTATATGCATTCTACTTTGCTGCATACCTGTATATTTTACACATGCTGATGACGGTTACTGCGTAAGGGTAACGGCTAGTTCATTCGTTGGTGTAAAGGAGAAAGGCGGCAATAACATGGGCTTTAATGATAAGGCTCTTCTTGTGCTTATGAAGCAACAAGGTTGGAAGCCTGGCTATGCATGGTGCAGTTTCTTCGTCATGGCTATGCTTGACGAGTGTGGCATCCCTCACACAATTACAGGTTGGTCACCTACTGCGTATAACCGCAAGGATGTAATCTACACGGAAGGTAAATTCGTGCAAGCGTTCAGCGACAAGGATGCGCTGGTGATGACATTAAGTTACAATAGCTTTCGCGGTAAACGATACAAGGGTATTGGTCACACTGGTATCGTGGACAAGGTCGGCAAATACTCTTGTCGCACCATTGAAGGCAACACCAATGAACAAGGATTGCGCGATAGTCGAACACGCGATGGAGTGTATTACAAGATTCGCCCACTAAATAGAAACCTACACATTACACGATGGAAAAAAGCAAGCTAAGAAACACGGTGCTTATCGCAGCGGTCGCGGCGGTTGCACTTATCATGATTATCACAGGGGTGAAGTCATGCAATGAAGACAAAGACCCAGCTATTGAACGGCTGCGCTCCATCAACGATTCGCTATACGATGTGATTGATTTGAATAACCGCAAAGCAGATAGCCTCTTCACCAAAATTGATTCAATCGACATACACCAAGACACAATAATTCAGCAGCAACAAATCACCAATGAAATATATCGCAATGAAACATATAACATTCTTTCTTCTACTCCTTCTAGTGCCAATGCTCAGTTCCGCACAACGCTCAAAAAGTCGGACTCCTTACTCAAAGTCGGATTTTACACCCGAACTTACAACCTACGATCTGCAGCTTTTCAATCTCAACTACAATAGCATGATGTATTGGTATTCGACTGCGCAAGAGATAGACAGTCTTTACCAAATGGAACGGCTGAAGGTTACATATTATGCTAAAATAACGGGCATTCAGGCGAGTAGTTATGAAACATTGGCTGAGATATACAAGAACAAGGAGAGCATTGAAAAGGCCATAGCTACTGAGAAGGACAACGAAATAAAGGAACTGAAAAAGAAGAACAGGCGGTTAATAATTACTAACACCGCCCTGACTTTAGGTATCACAGCGGTAGCAGTTTCTACAATATATTTTGCAATACTATAGACATGGACTTTCAACCACGAGATTTGATTACAATTATAGGTGGAGCAGTTTCGCTCACAGGTTTATACTACGCATTGAAACGCGATGTAGTAAAGGTATCCAGTGCGCTGGGTAAAGTCGAATCATATCACAAAAGAGAGGTTACTATGCTATCCGAATCTATCAAAGACACCAAAGATGAGTTTAATGCGAAACTGAATACCATGAAAGACGAACAAAACAAAGCCATTGATAAACTTGAAAAGAAGATTGATGTCATTGCATCGCAGAATCTAACCATCAGCACCAATCTTGCGGAGTTAGCCGGGTTTATTCGTGGCAATAAATAGCAAACAATGCAGGGACAACATGCGGAAATCTACAAAGAGATACATGCAGGTAGTGGTACGATAGCGGAGCGCATCCGTGCGGCCATGAAACGCCATAACATTACAATGCAATACAGCTCATTTGAGCGATTGTATTTTAGTTGGCGTAAAAGACATAACCTGCAGCCAAATGAACCCGTTAAAACGCATCCGCTCGGCAACCTGTCCAAACTTGAAAACCATTTCACCGACTTTGGCAACATGGTGAATGAGTTGCTGCCTGAACAAA